ACCTCAACAGCCTCAATATACACAGGAACAATTACAACAGTTGCAACAACAGCAACAGCAATCTCAAGTTGATCCTTTGGCCGCAGAGTGGTCACAGAAAGCAGAGAATAAGTGGTTTGGTCAAGATAGAGTAATGACTGCTGCTGCTCTGGCTTTGGATGCAGATTTAAAGGAACAGGGTTTTGATCCAAGTGATCCTGATTTCTATAACGAAATTGATAGTAGACTTAGAACGGAATTTCCACATAAGTTTGCTACTAAAGAATCGGTGCAGGAACAACCGTCACAACCTGCTCAAGTAGTAGCAGGGGCTTCACGTTCAACCCCTAGCTCCAATAAAAAGGTAAAGCTAACGAAAGAAGATGTAAGGCTTGCCAATAATTGGGGTATACCACTTGAACAATATGCTGCTGAAAAACTAAAGGTACAAAATGCCGATGGTGAATACACAGCAATTAAACTGTAACGTGGAAGGAGAAAGTATGACACGTATTGAATCACGTAATTCTCAAGTAAGGGAAAATGAAACCAGAGAAGAAACAGAATACGTCTTTGAAGAACCAAACGCAACTTTTATACCTCGTGAAGTTGAAGAAAGATTTAAGCAACAGGATATGTCTCTTGGTTGGTTAAGAATCCTTCTTAATGGTCAGGATGATTACCAAGAAGTTGGTAAGAAACAAGGTCAAGGATGGGAGTTTGTTTCTCCTGAAGAAGTTCCTGAAATGGGAGCCACTTCTATCGTGAGAGAAGAAGGTCGATATGCTGGAGTTGTCTGTCGTGGAGACATAGCCTTGGGTAAGATACCCACGGTAAAGCTGGAGGCCAAAAGAAAGCATTATAGGAATAAAGCAAATGAAATGTTAGATGCTGTGAATGCACAGTTAATGAACTCATCTAATTCTCGTATGCCAATTTCCAATAATAGCAAATCGAGAACATTTAAAGGACGAAATCCTACGTTTCAGGAGTAGTCCTTAAACATTGGAAGGAGAAATACTATGTCTAGTACAAGAGCACTACGTGGCTTCCTTCCTGCTCGAAAAAAGGGACAGAATTATAATACGGGTGGAACAAGTACTTTGATTTCCCCTACTACTATAACTCGTGCTCCCAAGAAACTGTATACTGGTGACTTGATATGTATTGAAGCTAGTGGTACTATTTCAGAATCTATTGGTGCAACCTTGAAGCCTTCGGGTGTATTCATGGGTTGTAACTATGTGGACTCTGATGGTAGTCAAAAGTTCTCACGGTATTGGCCGGGAGAAGCTATCACTGCTGCAACTAGTATTGAGTTCCATGTCATAACTGATCCTGATCAGACGTATTACATTCAAGGTAATGCAACCTGTAGTCACGGTGAGATTTGTAAAGTACTTAACTATGTAGCAACTGTTTCGACAGCTTCTGCTGGTAGTACCAAGACAGGTCAATCTGCATTTTTTGTAGAGACATCGGCTGCTGGCTTGGAAACCATTGTAGGTAATGTACGAGTTGTTGGATATGCTAAAGATCCCGGTGAAGGAGCCGATGGTCTTGACCAATTCCCAATGCTTGAAGTTTGGTTACCCACACACAGGGATCGGTTTGCGACTACTACAGTTTCAACGGCATAACTAGGAAGGAGATAAACAATGGCTATTAACAGAGCTAGTATTGCTAAAGAACTTCTCCCCGGTTTAAATGCCGTCTTCGGGTTGGAATATGGTCAGGTTGACGATGAGCATAAATCACTTTATGACACCGAAAACTCTGATCGAGCCTTTGAAGAAGAAGTTCTATTTACAGGTTTCGGCACTGCTCCAGTTAAGTCTGAAGGAGCTGCTGTATCCTATGATGATGCACAAGAGAGTTACACTGCCCGTTATACAGCAGAGACTGTAGCTCTAGCTTTTGCAATTACAGAAGAAGCAATGGAAGACAACTTGTATGATACGTTTGCTAAGTTACGTGCCAGAGGTTTGGCCCGTGCAATGGCAAATACCAAGGAAGTCAAAGCTGCCAATCTGTTTACTAACGGATTTACCGATACGATTGGTGATGGAGTTGCATTCTTTGCTTCTACCCATCCTACCATTTCTGACGGTAACCAGAGTAATCTGGAATCTGCTGGTGCATTGGCTATTGCTTCTCTTGAGACTGCTATCACCAATGTCCAAAAGACAAAGGATGATCGTGGTATCCTCATAGGTGCAAGTGCTGTATCTTTGCATATTCCTGTTGATTCATGGAATATTGCTGATACCGTTTTGAACACTCCCGGCAAACCCGGTGGTGCTAATAACGATATCAATGCCACCCGTCACATGGGCATGGTTCCTAACGGATTCTATGTCAATAGACGGTTCACTGGAACTGATGATTGGTTTGTAAAGACCGATGTTCCTAATGGTACAAAGATGTTTGCACGTACTCCACTTCAGACAAAGATGGAGCCAGATTTCGACACTGGCAATCTTCGATTTAAGGCACGGGAGCGGTATAGCTTCGGTGTTTCCGATTGGAGAGGCTGGCGTGGTAACGCTGGAAGCTAAAGGCAACTAATGTGAGGGGGGTGATGCGTTAGCCATCCCCCTTACTATTAAGGAAATAAGCATGGCTGAAAAGAAATCTAGTTATCAAAGAGGGATAAAGATACCTACTGATATTATAAAATCAGCAGCTAGAGCAGGTATTACACCTGAAGAGATGATGGTAAAAAGATTAAAGGAAGAAAAGGCATATCTAAAAAGAAATAAACTTTTGAAAACAACTGGAAACAAATTAAAAACATTTGGAAAATATGCAATGAAAGGTATTCTTCCCGTTACACTTCTAACAGAATTAATGGATTCTAAACCAGCATATTATACAGGTGGGAAACCTGTAATAAAAAAGAAGAAAAAGAAAAAGAACAAAAAGAAGACGTATAATACTGGTGGTAAAATAATGCAAGGCTATAAAGCTGGTGGTAAAGTTTAATAAAGGAGAATAACATGGCTACAAATCTTACAGTTGCAATGGCAACAGTTGGAAGTGGACCTTTAAAAAGGGTGGATACAGGAGCAACGGTAGGTGCTGATGGTACGACTACTCGTATTGTGGCTATACATGCCACGGCTACTGTATCAGGAATAATTGAGATAATAGGTGAGCAGCAGATTACAAATAAGACTGCACAGGGAACAGCTATCCGATTAGCTATTCAGGCAAATGGAGTAATTGATACATATTTAGGAGAAAATGGTGTGGCCGTATACGGTAAGGTAACGGTATCTGCACCTGATGCTGGACCTGTAACTGCTATATTAGGATAAGCCTATGCCTAATTATTCATTCCTAAAAACGGATCTTATAAATACGGCAGAGAATGATTCAACAGAATTTGAAGAGCAAATCTCCAAGTTTGTTGAAAAGGCTGAAGACCGTCTGGTGAAAGAACTGGATGATCCCGGTCTGGATAACTTTGCCTCGTTCTCTTTTACTGCCAGTAATCCAACGGTAAGTTTACCTGCCGATACACTTGTTGTAAGGAATGTAAATTTTAAAACAAGTGCTTCTTCTAACATTACCACACTACTACAAAGACCTTATGAGTATGCTATAGATTACTGGCCTTATGCCAGTGCATCTGTAGGTACTCCACGTTACTACTCACGTAAGAATAATACATCCATTTATATAGTACCAACTCCTGCTTCAGCCGTATCAGGAGAAATACAGTATACTCGTAGACCTATCCCTTTATCTTCTGCAACAGGTACAAGTGCAACAACATCCAACTACTTTAGTGAGTTTACATATAATGCTTTATTTAATGCATGTATGGTAGAGTCATGTAAATTTACAAAAAGTTGGGATGTAATAGAAGTATGGGAAAGTAGTTATAAATATTCAATTGATGGGTTAAGAAATCAAGCTAGACGTATGAGACAAGATGATATGGAAAGTCCACGGAATCCTGTGGGGGGTCCAAATCCTGTAATACAAGGAGCACAATAATGGTTAGTCGAACTAATACTTCAAAAACAATTCGTAGACAAACTGGTGGAGTTGGAAGAAAGAAAACTGGTAAGGGAACTTCATTAGAGAAGATTAATAGGGAACGTGGTGATTGGGAGATGGTTCCCGGTACTGGAACAAGTCCCTATAATCCTCCTAAATGGAGGAAGAAGAAGAAGACGACAAAGAAAGTAGTCGATTCTAATGTAGAAGCTGATAGTAGTAGAGCTATAGGAGAAGATGCTGCTAACAAAGTTTTTAATACACAGAGAGCTAGGAAAGCTAGAGGAGATAGAGCTAGGGAAAAAGTTTATTCTGGACATAAACCAGCACAAGATCCTATTCCTGTTACTATTGAAGATCTTCCTGAGACAGAAGCAATGAAAGCTCTTAGAAAAAAACAAGCACTAGAAAAAAAATTGAAGATGCAAGGAGTAACTGATCAGGAATACGAAAAAGACCTATATGAACGTATTAAAAAAGAAAATATAGGGGGTATGAATGATCCTAATTTTGCAGCTAAAGCAGGTGGTAAAGTTTCCAAGTCAAAAGGTGGGACCGTAAAGAAAAAGTATGGTGGATCACCTAAAAAGAAGAAAGCTACAAATAAAAAGAGACAGACTAAGAAAACTTACGGTGGGCATCATGGTAGTAAGTATGTTGCCAAACTATATGATTAGGAGAATACAATGGGACCACATACAATATTAAAAAATCCACCGGATCTTGAAAAGATCTGTGGAAAGCCTACAGGACAGGGATACGGAGCTGCTCGTAAAGGCCCAGATGTTGTGGGTACTACACATGAAGTAGTTGTAGATTCTAAGTATGAAAAGGGTGAAACTTTTACCCTTGATAATAATAGTGTAAAGAATATTCATATTAAGTAGTATTACTATGGCCGCAAGAAATATAGTAAAAGGTGTAGTTAAAGGTATCAAAGAACTACAAGAAATAATAGATGATACTAGTTTAAAGACTAGATCTAAAAAACCTGTTGTACCTAAAACAAAGACTAAATCTAAAAAAACTACTCCACCTGCAAAACAAAAACAAGGTAGACCAAGGAAGTATACAACTCAAGAACATAATGAAGCTAGACGGGCTGGTTATAAATCTACAGGAAAGTATTTCGAAGATAAAGCAGCTGGTACACTTAAAAGCAGAGAAGTAAGTCCTGCTTCTGCTAAAAGAAGAAAAACAAAAGCAGCAGATAAAGCAACAAGATCACAATATAAAAGTACAGTTAAAGAAGCCTCCAAATTAAAATCACGTAATGCTCAAGCAAAGATTCTTGAGAAGGAAACTCCTGAATTATACAGAAACATATGGAAGAATCTCAATTTTAGTTCTCCAACGGCTTTTAAAAAATCTAGATTTAAAGGATTAGATGACGAGCTAGAAAGTTTATATGAAAGATATAAAGTTAAGAAACCAGAAAAAATACCTGATAAGGCACAAGAACAACTAACAGCATTAACTCTTAAACAGAGAAAGCAAGCAGAAGAAGCTGCACGAGAAGAAATAGGAAGACGATTAGGTTTACGTACAGGATCACCATACTTTAAAAAGGTAACAGAACAACGTAAATTTTCAGCTCCTAAACTTAAAGGAGAATCTCCAGAAGATAGACTTAAACGAGTTAGTCAGATTGGTCGTTTACTGGAAGAGACACCTAGCCAAAGAAATTTAAGAATGAGTGGAGAAGTACCTGCTGGTGGTATACGAGGTCATATTAAATCTCTTGATGAAACAGTTGAAGATCCATATCGTATAGGTGGTCAATACCATCGTGGTGATCATATGGTTGCCTCACCTATAACAAGACATAATATAGAACCAAACATTCATGCCGTAATGGATGAACGAATGGGTGCTCCTATTGGTAAACAAATTTTACATCATGGCGAAACACGATTACCTTCTTTAGATATAATGGGGCCGGGACGTAGACCAGCACAAGGAGGATACTATAGTGAGACTATGATTCGGGGAGATAAGCCACTTTCAAGAAATATAATGGCATCTCGTGATCCTCAGTTTGGAGTACTTAGACCAAAAACTCAAATGGATTTTACTCCTACACAAGCAAAACAATTTAATAAATATTTAGATGATACATATCCTAAGTTAACACCATCTGAGAAAGAGGATATTACTGTAAGTATGATTAATACAGGTAGAGCTAAACTTCCCGAAGGTTTTACGAATCCTGTAACACAGAATAGAAATATATACGGAACACAACCACCAGCTTATGAAAGAAGAACTCCAGTTGAAACGGCTGGTCAATTACCACCAAGATTTGATGAAGCTACTAATCAATGGGTTACAGATGCTCCAACATTAGGAATGTCTGGTAGATTACCTAAAGGACTTAGAGAAAGAAGAGAAACTTTAGTTCCTCCTGCTTCTCAAGTAAGTCAGGAAGCAGGATATATTATTCCTAAAGATAGAGCTATGGAATTAGAAAATCTAATAGATGCAGAAAATATCGGAGCAGCACCAAAGATGATATCTCCTCGTGCTCAGAAATATGCTACCGAATCTCCTTATCCTACTCTACCAAGACGAGCTACAGGACCAGATCCAGAAACCATTGTAGAAAATATTATTTTAAAACGTGTAGCTGCCAGACAGCAAATGGCTGGAGAAGATGTAGCAGCAGGAGAAACTGCTAGAATGGCAGCTAAAGCAGCTAGACGAGAAACTACTCCTACCTTTCCTCCAACAAGACCTTTTACTCCTACTAATGTTCCAGCAGGTGTTAGAGGAACAAGGCAAGTAGAAGGCACAGCAAGTCCTTATAGTGAAGGAGTAGATCAATTTATAGATGCTCCACGGATACGAAGAGCACAAGGAGAAGTAGAAACTCTTGGATATTCTCAACCTTCTATGCCAAGGTTAACTAAAAAACAGTTGACACAGCAAAGAACAATGGATAAGATGGAAAGAGAGATTATAGCTATACGAGCTAAAGGAAATGAGTTTACCAGAAAATTAAATGAAACATGGGAAACTCCAGAAACTTTAGCTAAGACAGCAGATTATAAGAAATGGAAAAAGAAAAGAGAAGCTCTAAAGAAGAAGATTAAGAAACAATTTCCTGATTGGCAGGATAAACGTACTGGAGATCCTATGATCAATACATTTAAAGAGGGTAGTACTATAAGACGTAGTAATGGTGGACAAATTAAAAAACCAAGAGGATGGGGCAAGGCCCGATATAAATAGAGGAGATTATTATGTTAAAAGCAGCAATTAATATTCTTAAAGCAGTATCGAAGGAAAGAAGAAAATCTAAGTGGAAGGGAGAGGGTGATGCTCCCATGAGAGGGCGTAGAAAACCTAAATCGGGTGAAGGCGAAGATCCTTTACAAGCTAAAGGTTATAGAGATGCAGAGAAAGCTCGTAAGGCAGCTGCTCGAAAACGAAGAGAAGCAGCCCGAAGAAGAAAGAAGCAGCCATCTAAATATTCAGAAGGTACAGATCCGTATGTAAAAGATCCTACTGTTCCTAGGAGAAGAAGGTCAAGGTTTAATAAAAAGAAGGCAGCTGCTGCTGTAATTACTGGTACAGCTGTTGGTTCTCTTCTTCCTGAACGATCATCTGATAAGAAGGATACAAAGCCTAAGAAAAAAACTTATGTAGTAAAGTCTGGTGATACTCTTTCAGAAATAGCAAAACGAACTGGAACAACTCTTAAAAAATTAAAAGAAGCTAATCCACAGATTAAAAATATTCATAAAATATTTGCAGGACAAAAAATTAAATTACCCGGACGTACTGAGATATATAGAAAATCTGTATATCAAGGAATGAAAAAGTCTGAACTTTCCCGGCGTAAGGGTGGAGTAGTTAAACGTAATCAAGGTGGCATGATTGGTGTAGGTGCTGCATTACGTGGTTATGGTAAAGGATATAAAACAGATGCCTTTTAAGTCAAAAGCTCAAAGATCTTATATGTATGCTAATCATCCCAATATAGCTAAGAATTGGACAAAGAAGCATGGTGTAGCTGTACAAAAGAGAACAGGTAGTAAACCGATATTAAAAGGAAAAAGGAGAACAAAATGAACCGTATTATAAATAGATTTAAAGAACCTTCTTCCTATGCTGCATTGGCAGGTGTTCTTGCTATGGTCGGTATTTCCGTACCAGTGGAACTATGGCAGAATATAGTTATGCTTGCATGTGGAGTATCAGGTGTAGTAGGTTTCTTTATGAGTGAAACGAATCCTACTCATGGTAAAAAAAAGTAAATGATAAACAACAAAAGATACCTCTGTATTTAGCAGGAGTAAATAATGGCTACGTCAGAAACATTTAACTTTAACTTAGATATAGATGAGGTGATCCAAGAAGCTACGGAGATGATTGGGGGTGAACAAACCCTTGGTCATACTCCTGCTTCTGCCCGTAGATCTATTAATCTGATGTTAAAGGATTGGCAGAATAGAGGTATTCTTCTCTGGACTACCTATACTACATTGGTAACTGTTGCTACCAGTACTACTTCGTATGCCTTGGCAAATGATACCTTGGATGCATTGGAAGTAGTATTACGTAGAGACAATACAGATATACAACTAGAAAGAATTAGTTTTGAGGAATATCAGATTATTCCCAATAAAACTCAGACAGGTAGGCCAAGTCAGTTTACGGTAAAAAGAAATAGAGATAATCCAACTGTTCTAGTATGGCCCATACCTGAGAATAGTACAGATATTTTAAATATAGAAGGAGTACGGGAACTGGAAGATGTTGATAAGTCTGCTGCTCAGAATGCAGATCTTCCCAAGAGGTTCCTTCCACCCCTTACATGTGGACTTTCCTACTATCTTTCCATGAAGACTGCTGGTACTCCTCCTGATAGAATAGCAATGTTAAAAGGAAATTATGAAGAATTACTTATGAGAGCATTGGAAGAAGATCGACAACGAGCTAGTATGTATATTGTACCTCATTTAAATACGGTGTAATATGGCTAGTAATAAGAATGCTCTAGCAATGTGTGATACATGTGGATTTGTGTATGCACATAGAGTTATGAAAATGAATAGTTATGGGATGCTGGTATGCCCACAAGATTATGAAGGTCAGTATGACTTGAAGAATCATCCTCAGAATAAAGTACCTGATGTTAGAGACAACCCGGCAATACGTAACCCTCGTCCTGATGATGGTGGCAGATTTATAGATTGGCAAAACTGCACCAGTAATTGGGATTCAGAAGATAGATGGTGGCAAACAATATGAGCACATTAACAGGAAGACAAATATCAGATACATATAAGCAGCTAATTAAACTGGCTGTAAGTGCCAATGCTGGTGTCTCTGCTGATCTTACACAGATACAAACAGGTGATGGTACAAATATAGCTTTCCAGTTAGCAACTGGAGCAGCAAAGGCAACAGGTACATTTGGAGTAGACGGTAATGCTTCTGTATCTGGTAACATACAAATAGGTGGTACAGTATCTATTGATGGTGCCAATGTTGCAGCACCTAATGCAAAAGTGTGTGCCTCTGCCTTTTACGGTGATGGGTCCAATATTACAGGTGTTAATTCCAGTGTAGGTGGGAATGTCTGTGTAGGAAATATATCCGTAGTAGGTAATGCATATGTAAGTGGTACATCCCAATTTGTAAGTAAGGTAGAATTTGATGACGATGTATGTGTAAGTGGTAATACTGTACTCGTAGGTAACTTGACCGTAGGTGGAACTACCACCATTGGTGGTGCAGCTAGTATAGCAGGAGCCTTGAGTGTAGGAGGAGCTACGAACTTACTCAGTACACTTACAGCAGTAGGTAAGGCTGAGTTTGATGACGATGTATGTGTAAGTGGTAACACTGTACTTGTAGGTAACTTGGCCGTAGGTGGAACTACTACTTTAGGAGGAGCAGTTAGTATAGCTGGTGCTCTTAGTGTAGGTGGTGCTGCTCGTTTTGCGAGTACCGTAACTATCGCAGGTAATGCTAGAATAGCTGGGACAGCACATATTACTGGTAAAACAGACTTTGATGGAGATGTATGTGTATCAGGAAATTCAAGAGTTGTAGGTAACTTAACTGTAGATGGTACAGCTACCATAGGTGGTGCCGTAACAATGGCAGATTCACTTGGTGTTGGTGGAGCTTTATCCGTAGTTGGAAATGTATCTATGGGTGGTAATCTAAATATAGCAGGTACTGTAACGATAGCAGGTACAGGTATACAAGCAGCCAATGCAAAGGTATGTGCTTCTGCTTTCTACGGTGATGGATCTAATTTAACAAATGTTCCAGCTTCCGGTAATGTTTCTGTTTCAGCTTTACGTGTAACAGGTAATGTTACGATTGGTGGAAATGTTAGTGTAGCAGGTGCTGTTAATTTCCTAAGTACAGCTACTGTATCTGGAGCCACTGGTTTCCTAAATACAGTACGTGTATCAGGAGCAACATCATTAGCAAGTACTCTTGATGTAGCAGGTAATACATCTCTTGGTGGTACACTGGCACAAACAGGTATAGCTACCTTTGCTGCCAAGGCAGAGTTTGATGATGATGTATGTGTGTCAGGTAATACAGTTCTAGTAGGTAACTTAGCAGTAGGTGGTACTACAACTATAACAGGTGCAGTTAGTCTTGCCAGTACATTAAGTGTAGGAGGGGCAGCTAATTTTGCATCTACTGTAACCATAGCAGGTACAAATGTACAGGCTGCAAATGCAAAGGTTTGTGCTTCTGCTTTTTATGGTGATGGATCTAATCTTTCAAATGTTCCTGCTGCTATTACAGGTAATATATCAGTTAATAATGCTACTATAGGTGGAAACTTATATGTAGGTGGTACGGCAACTATAGTTGGTAATACAACTCTGACTGCCAATCTTGGAGTAGGTGGTACACTTACAGCCGTAGGTAAGGCAGAGTTTGACGATGACGTATGTGTGTCAGGTAATACAGTTCTCGTAGGTAATCTGGCAGTTGGAGGTACAACAACAATTGCTGGTGCTGTTAGTCTTGCAAGTACATTAAGTGTTGGAGGGGCTGCTCACTTTGCCTCCACTGTGACCATAGCTGGTAACACTACACTTACAGGTACATTAGGTGTAGGAGGTATTGCTACCTTTGCATCTAAGGTAGAGTTTGATGATGATGTATGTGTAAGTGGTAATTCAATACTAGTAGGTAATCTAACTGTAGGTGGTACAACTACCATAGGTGGAGCAGTTAGCATAGCAGGTGCTCTCAGTGTAGGAGGTGCTGCTCACTTTGCATCAACAGTTACCATAGCAGGTAATACAACTCTAACAGGTACATTAGGTGTAGGAGGTGCTGCTACTTTTGCATCCACAGTTACCATAGCAGGTAATACAACTCTAACTGGTAATTTAGGAGTAGGTGGTACAGCTACCATAGTAGGTAAAGCAGAGTTTGATGACGATGTTTGTGTATCAGGTAACTCTATTTTAGTAGGTAACTTAACCGTAGGAGGTACTACTACTATAGGAGGTGCTACTAGTATAGCAGGAGCTTTGAGTGTAGGTGGAGCTACCAATCTTCTAAGTACATTAACTGTAGCAGGTAAAGCAGAATTTGATGATGCAGTCTGTGTCTCAGGTAACACAATACTTGTTGGTAATCTAACTGTAGGTGGTACAACAACTATAGGTGGTGCTGTTAGTATATCAGGAGCTTTAAGTGTAGGTGGTGCTGCTAACTTTGCCTCTACTGTTACAGTAGCAGGTGCTACTCATCTTCAAAGTACTGTATCTGTTAATGGAGTCATGACTCTTAATAATAATTTAGATATGCAAGACGATGATAAAATTCTTTTAGGTACACATGATGATCTTCAGATTTATCATGATGGTTCACATTCTTATATCTCTGATGTCGATACTGGTTCTTTAATTATCAAAGCAACTGATCTTTATTTACAGGATGCTGACGGTGATAGGTTTTTATTCGGAGATCAGGGTGGGGCAGTAGAGCTTTATCATAATGCAAGTGCAAGACTTACGACAACAGCAAATGGAGCTACTATAACTGGAACTTTACTTGCTACTACAGATACGGACACAACTAATTCTGGTGATGTACGACTAGACTACAGCACAAATCAGAATTTTGTCCTTACGTTTACAGGTAATGTTGTTCTTACCAATCCAACTACAGAGCAGGTAGGACAATCTGGAATTATAGTTTGTATTCAGGATGGAACAGGTTCAAGAACCTTGAGTTTAGGAACTGACTATGAGACTGCTGGTGGTGCAGGTATAACTCTCAGTACTGCTGGTAATGCTGTAGATGTTATACCATACTTTGTTAAAGCATCAGGAAGTATTCAACTTGGTGCAGTACAGAAAGCATTTAGCTAATGCCAGTATTTGGAACACAGATGTTTGGTAGTGGCTCTACCAGTACATCTTATAGATATTGGAGATTCAATGTTACGGATAGTTACGCAACCCACGGCACAGATCCACCCAATGAAGTTGCTGTAGGTCAGGTAAAACTTTTCGTTGACACTACACAATATCCTACGTCCAACATGACTGACAACACCTCTCCCTCGCCATTGGTAGCGTCTGCATCTTCTCAAGACAGCGCTCCAGCTTATGCATACCAAGCTTTTAACTCTGGTGGTACAGAATGGTCATCGCAGTTTGAGGAAGAGTTCCCGCAATGGGTGCAGGTGGATTTGGGCAGTGGAAACGAGATCGCCATTACTTCGTATAAGATAAAGGCAGGTGAAGACGGTAAAGAAGGTAATGGGCCAAAATCATGGACTTTGCAAGCATCAAATGACAATTCTGAGTTTGATACACTGGATACGCAAACAGATGTCGGTGCTTGGTCTGAAAACCAAGAACGAACATATACTATTTAATAGGAGTAAATTATGTGGAGAGAAATCGAAACAGGAAATATTATAAGAGAAGGTTCTTCATGGAAAGATGTCAATAATATACGACATCCAAGGAACTGGCACATCTGGAGTGAAGATGAGAAGAAAGCTGCTGGTCTGGAAGAGCTAACTCCTGATCCTATTCCCAATAATATTACATGGTCATTTACACAAGACGAGGCTGGTAAGGTAACAAAGATAGCTAAGAAGTTAGATGATGAAAATACTACAGATGAAAATGGTAATCTAGTAAAGGATGATAAAGGAAATCAGAGGATTACTCGTGGAGTTAAATCTGTTTTAATTGAACGAGTAAAGGATCAGCAAGGTAATCTTTTATCTCAAACTGATTGGGCTATTATTCGTAAAGCTGATAATGGAACTGCTATTCCAAGTAATATTCAAACTTGGAGAGATGCCATTCGTACTAAAGCTACAGAGATGGAGAATGCTATTAATAATGCAGTAGATACAGAAGCAATAGAAGCCTTGTTTTTAGTAACAGATAGTGAAGGTAATGTAACAGGTATTCTATATGATTGGCCTGAGTTAGAAAAATAAAATGAGTATTTTTACTAATCATATGATGGTAGCAGCAGTAAGAGCTGGAGCAGCTACTACATATACTATTGATAATTCTTGTATTTTTGATTTTGCTTCCAATTCATATATGACACGGACTCCCAGTTCTTCTAGTAATAGAACAACATGGACTATCAGCTTCTGGTTTAAATTATGTACAAGAGCAAATGATACTTCTGGAGGAATAGTCTTATTTAAAGCAGGTACTACTGAAATTAAAATATCAGATACTGATGATAAATTCTATGTAAGTGATGGCACTATATTTAAAACTACCAATGGAGTTTTTAGAGATTTTACAGCTTGGAACCATATAGTTATAGCTGCTGATACAACAAGTGGAACAGCAGGTAATAGATTAAAATTATATGTAAATGGTGAAATAGCATCATTGGCAACTGATACAGCTCCAGATGAGGATTTTGCATTTGATGTAAATAATACTGAAGCACATCAAATTGGAAGAGAAGGTGCCAATTATATGGATGGGTACATAGCTGAATTTTATTTAATAGATGGTACACAAAAAGAAGCAGCAGACTTTGGAGAAACAAATACTAAAGGTATTTGGATTCCAAAAGAATATAGTGGAAGTTATGGTACTAATGGATTCTTATTAGATTTTGAATCCAGTGGAGATTTAGGTAATGATGTTAGTGGTAATAATAATGATTTTAGTTTAAGTAATATAGATTCTAACGATCAATCATCAGATACACCTACTAAGAATCATTGTACATGGAATGCAACTGATAACTTAGAAGATACTACTACATTATCACAAGGTAATAAACGATTTGTAAATAGTGGTGGAGCACAAGATTCAGCTAAAGGAACATTTTTTCCCACTACTGGTAAATGGTATTGGGAAGTTAAATGGACAGCTACATCATCTACTGCTGGTGGGCTAGTAGGAATAAGTCAATGTGATGTACAGTCAAATCACGAACTAGGTAGTACTTCTAAGCATGGTACAGGTGATAGTCTTGGCTATAGATCATTTGATGGAAAAACATATAGAAATAATACACTTGCTGACTTTGGAGATACATGGGATATAGGAGATATTATAAGTGTAGCTTTAGATGCTACTAATGGTTTTATATATTTTGGAAAGAATAATACATGGCAGAACTCAGGAGATCCTACATCTGGATCAAGTGGAACAGGGGCAGCATATACAATAAGTTCTACATTAGTTAATGGAGGAGGATGGGGTCCAGCAGTTTGTAATGAATCATCGGTAATATTCGATGCATACTTTGCTGAAGCAGAGTGGAATTATGATGCTCCCACTGGTTTCCTAGCATTGAATACAACTAATTTAGATGCACCCGTAGTAACAGATCCATCTACTAATTTTCAAGTAGCTACTTATACAGGTAATGGAAGTACACAATCTATTACTTTTGGTGGTAATTCTAATATGCAACCAGATTTAGTATGGGCAAAGAGTAGAAGTAATGCTGATGATCATGTTTTTCAAGATGCAGCAAGAGGAGTTGGAAAGGCTCTCTTTTGGAATAACGATGATACAGAAGATGCTGTAACAGATGCTGTAACATCTTTTGATACAGATGGTTTTGCACTTGGAGATGGTAGTGAATTGTCAGCAGGAACAATTAATACAAGTAGTAGAACGTATGTGGCATGGAACTGGGCTGCTGGTAATTCAGGATCATCCAATACAGATGGTAGTATTAATACAACAACAACGTATGTAGATACAACGGCTGGAATTAGTATTGGTACATATACTGGAACAGGAAGTGCAGCAACTGTTGGTCATGGTTTAGGAGTTACTCCTACTACTGTCTGGATATTTCCACGTAGTAATGGAGAGAATCATCTTGCATCAAATTGGGAAACAGGGATTTCTGTCTATAGTGAGAAGTGGAAACTTCAAGATAATGATGGAGCAGAAACTTCTTCTGGTCATGTTACAGGAGCATCTTCAACAACCTTTACATTGGGAACAGATGCTAATGTAAATGGATCAAGCAGAACTTATGCAGCTTATGCATTTGTAGAAGTAGTAGGATTTTCTAAGTTTGGAACTTATCAAGGTACTGGTGAGAACGATGGTCCATATGCATTCTGTGGCTTTACTCCTGAAATGGTTATGATTAAAGCAGATGATGCTGGTGAAGATTGGATTATTTTTGATAGAGCAAGAGATACATATAATCCAGCAGAAAACTTTCTACTACCTAATGCTAGTAATGAAGAAGCAACAGCTTCTGATCAGAAAATAGATTTTCTTTCCAATGGTTTTAAACCACGAGGAACAGATGATCGAATAAATAAAAATGATGGTATTTTTGTATTTGTAGCTTTTGCCAAACATCCTTTTGGTGGAAGTGGAGTAGCACCCACTCTAGCAATATAAAATAAGGTGAGGAAATATCAACGATGAGGACATTGTTAATTACTATTTTTCTAATTATAAGTTTAGGTTTAATATTTATATTTACATCTAAATCAAGTAGTCAGGATAATGATAGTAAACCAGAAAATATTTTTCCACGAACATTTCAAAAGAAAATGATATGTTCTGAAAGTAATTTTGTACATAAGGATTTAGAAGATAGATTTCAACAAAAGAAAGTTTGGTGGGGATTAACAAGTAATAATGATCTTGCCGAATTGTTTGTAAATTTAAATACAGGAAGATGGTCTTTGATAATATCAAATACAGATAATGTAACATGTGGACTTATTGGAGGAGAAATGAGTGTTCCCTATGATAAGAATCCATACTTTAAGTAGGAGTTGAATAATGGCATCAAGTTATACTAGTCGAATACGACTAACAAAACAAGGAGATGGTGACAATCCCAATACGTGGGGTACTGTTCTTAATAACCAAGTCATTGATCTGGTAGACGATGCTATTGCTTCTTATACAACAGTATCAATCGGATCAGCAGCTACAGTTACTTTGACAGAAAATGAAGGTTCAGAAGATCAATCTCGTTCTGCCATACTACATTTTAAAGGATCAGTAGGAGGTTCTCATAATACTATATCATTAATTATACCTGCTAAATCTAAACAATATGTAGTTAATAATGCAGTATCAGCTAATACTACAGCATCAGACATTGTTAAGATGAAGACTGCTGGTGGTGATGGTTATGATATTCCACTTGGTTCTGTTGGATTAGTTGTATGTGATGGTACATCCGTTCTACCAACTAATGCAAAAGGATTTAGTTTAGGTACAGCAGCCAGTGCAGATATCGGAGTATGTGCAACTAATGTACCTGATACTTCTCTTGCTGATATACGATACTTACGAGTATCTACTTCCTCCAATGTTTCTTTAATAGGAAGTAAATTTATTGTAGGTGCTTCAGTAACTACTCCCGGTAATTTCGTTATAGGAACAAATGCAAGAGCATATAATCCAATAGTAACGGTAACAGATGCTGCCTGTATTAGTGTTAATATGGCTCTGGGAAATAACTTCTTAGTTACTATAGGAGGAAATAGAACTTTAAAGAAACCTGCCAATTGTACAGTAGGACAAGGTGGAAATATATATTTTATACAGGATGGCACAGGCAGTCGAACTTTAAGTTATAATACAGCTTGGCAATTTGTATCAGCTTCCGTACCTAGTTTAAGTACAGGTGCTGCTGATGTAGATATGCTTGTATATAATGCACGAAGTAGTGCAACAATTGATGCAGTACTACTCAAGAACTTTGATAGGTAAATATGTCTAAGAAGAAACCAGCATGGTTAAAAAGAGCTTTAGATCCATCCACACCTATGCTTAATAATCAAACTATTAGAACTGTTGTTGAATGGCATTCTGATGGAAAACGAAAAATTTTATTTCCTACTATTAGACAGCAAACAGGATTAGGTCGTAAGTTAATAAAGTATAATAGAGATGAAGCTAAAGATATTGCTATTGCAAAAGGAGATTTTATTGAAGTTCCAAATTTTGCAGAAGGTAATAGACTTTCTAAATCTATATCTAGTCAAATTTATCAAGCACGAAAAAATGCCAATCGTAAGCAATATAGAAAAAGTACTATAAAAAGATCTACTGGTGGAAGTTTAGTAGTAGCCAAAAATTACAAAGGATTTTAATGTGTCTTCTTCAAATGCTAAACTTGGAAAGATGAATTTTGCTCCCGGCATTAGACGGGAATCTACTCAGTATGCAGAGGAAGGTTCTTGGTATGATGCCGATAGGGTAAGGTTTAGAGCTGGTAGACC